CCCCCCCCCCCCCAGGCGTCCAGAGGACACGTGGGAGGTATAATGCCGCCGGCGGCGGGGCAACTGCCAAGCATATGGCAACCACCCTTCCACGGGGACACACCCCTACTAGTTATTATAGATTATGGATGTCTGACCGGTGTCGTTCACGTACTTCCAGTAGTCCGCCGGTGAAAGATCGAGCAGCCATCTACCCACGTCATCAAGACCTGTTGTCGCTTTGCCAGAGCCTAGGGTAAGGCCTGTGCCAAACCTCTTAAGCGCCCCAGGAGCGTCGGCAGGAAGTCTCAAACTGAGCAAGACCCCGCGGTCTGGCGCCGACGGTGATTTAAGCAGTGACACAAAGGACGCGACTGACTCCGGCGAAGAATTCCCGTAAAGCTTCTTGGCGAAGGGCTCAACCATCTTGTGGAGGCGGTGTTCGCTGAGTCTCGCATCACCAGGAACGTCAATTGAGGCCTCAAGATGCTGAAGCCCGTGATAGAGAATTGGATCGGTTCCGAGGAGGTCAACCATTAGGGCGCGCACGTAAAGCTTATTGATCACCGGGTCGACCTCAGCTCGCCCACCGATCTTGTGAAAGATCGATGTGTGTGAGCGAACTATAGCCAGCCCATGTGGCGTCAAAAGGGCACCGCGCGAGCAAAACCTGACGTCGCCGAGCTGGGATGAAACGCCTGTCTCATCAACCTTAAGCTTCATCCCGAAAGCCGCAAGGTGCGCTTCGTGGCGTTCCAGGCTGTAACTGACCCCAAAGCGTGAGAAGAGCGAGTCAAATATAAGCTGATTGTCACCATAGGACACGAGGTCTGAAGAGGCCTGCTGAGCGACGGAGATTGGGCTGACGTCGCTGAGTTCCACGCCCTGCTCCATGAGTGTGACCCCAAGCAGACTCAGGGCCAGCAGGTCGTTGCCAATGGTATTCACGCACGAAGTGTAGAAGGAGCCACTGGGCATGCAGCCAAAGAGCTCGAGCAAGTAGCCCGAAGGATGCTCAATCAGCTTCACCATGAGCTGTCTCTTTGCGACGTCGGCCATAATTCTCCTCGTGGCTCTCCCAGTAGCGTCCAGAGATGACTTGTCAACAACGCTCTCCATTAGATCGAAAGTAGCGGACAACAAGGCCTCAGACATGTTGGCGTCCCACTTGGCAATGTCGCTCATGATGGCTTTACAGGAGAGCTCAGCCTTACCTGGAAGCAAGTGAGCAGCAACCTTGTCAAGAAACTTCCACGCCTTACCCCTTCCCGGCCCAAAACCCGGCCCATGTGTAGGATCCCTCGTCTGCAACTGGTGAGACAGGTCACCATGGAGAAACGCGGCGAGCGCATAGTTCACCGGCGAAGGATTGAAAATAAAACGCGGGACAGGCGGGGTTCTCACACCATTGACAAGTTTTGCAGCCTTAGCTTCTTTCTTTCCGAACGACATTACTGGCTGCTGGGTAAAGTCTGCCCATGGGGCTCTCCTTCCACGCGTGGCCATGGCGTGGCCTGCCTTGTAATAGCGCTTGATCGATTTGCTGAGAAGTTCAAGCACCTCAGGATCTTTCCGATTGGTAGCGCCCATCTCGGCATACTCGCCAGCAGATCCGGGGTTCATGAGTGAGGAGAGAACGTCTGGCTCTGCACTGTCGATTCCGCGTGCCTCAGCTCTGATGCCCTGGTTGCGCCACAACTCCTTCATGACGGTAACGGCCCAGGCGAGGGCCTTATTTTCCTTCTCGGGCACTGACCGAGTCCTCTCATGAACGTACTCAAGGAACCTGGGATGCAGAGAATCTGGATCATGCGTGGTGGAGTCACCCATTTTGAGAGCGGTGGCCATTTCACGGCGGTACAGCTCGTCTGTGCCAGCCGCTTTTGCCATGCGGCCGGCAGTAACAAGCCCGGTGGGCTTGAGCGGGCGTTCCTCACCAGGAGGACCACCGCCGAAGGACAGTGGCGTTTCCCGCTGCAGGGGATAGATGCGGAAAGACGGGTCTTTAAGTGAGGCGGCTTTTAAGACTGCGTCATCAAGGCGATGGGAGTCCCTCGTGAAAGAGCGTCGTGAGGTTTTTTCATCAGATGGCGTGTCGAAGCGGCGTAAAGACTCAAGTTTTTCCTTTTCAGTCCCGGCAATACGGGTCAATGCGGCACGTGTGGTGCGAAACGACTGGGGAACTGGGCTGGGCGCTGACACGTGGTGGAGAGTGATTTTACCGTCAGGTAGACCGCCAGCGCCCGGCATGGTCATAACGACGTCCCTTGTGTCAACAGTGCCCTTTGCGGTGCGGCGGAGGATATAGTTGGCCATTGCCTCCGCCTCGCGTATGGTGACCGGCCCCTTGGCTATCGACGTCCTTGGGCCATGGACATCGGGCTGGGTGACGAAGCTGGCTTCCGAGGCCATGCTCGTATCTGATAATACTTGTAGCGGTTAAGGTTTATTTACG